AGAAGTATGGTTCCACGAAGTCCAAGTTGACGGTAAGTGGGTTAAATTGTACGACCCAGGTAAAAACGATGGTGAGCGTTCACCTTTGACTGAGGTCTATGAAGAGTTGATGTCTACAGGTAAAGAGTCTGATAAGAAACTTGCGATGCAATATCGCCCTCGTAAGTTCTACATTGTTAAGGTTGTTGACCGTGACAATGAAGATGATGGTGTTAAGTTTTGGAGATTTAAAGATAACTACAAGCAAGAAGGTATCTTAGATAAAATCATTCCTATTTGGAGAGCGAAAGGTGATGTCACGGACGCTAACGAAGGTCGTGATTTAATTGTTGAGTTGTCTAAGTCTAAGACTAACTCAGGTATTGAATACACGGTTGTTCAAACTATTATGTATGACGACCCAACACCTTTGAGTGACGATGCAGACCAAATGAAAGAGTGGATTGAAGACGAGATGACATGGTCTGACGTTTACGCACAACGCCCTGTTGAATATTTGGAGGCTGTGGCTCGTGGTGAGACACCCGTATGGGACTCTGAACTTAAGAAGTTTGTTTATGGTGATGGTGAAGATACTGAAACTATTGGTGGTTCACAACCAAAACAACGTGTGGTTAAGGAAGAAGTGGAAGACCCACAAGAAGAGATGGAGGTTGACGAAGACCTTCCTTTCTAACAAACCAAAACAACAGATGGGAGGGATACGTCCCTTCCATCTTTTTCATTACGAAAATTTCGTAACGAAAAAACTGAAATACAAAAACAATGGCAATTAAGAAAAAAGATTTTAACACAATAAAGAAGAAGTTCTCTTCTTCTGCAAAATTCAAACCTCAGAGATTCTACGATTTGGGAACTGAATTTTTGGATGCGGTTGGTGTACCAGGTCCGGCTATTGGACATTTGAATATGTTCTTAGGTCACTCGGATACAGGTAAAACCACTGCGTTGGTAAAGGCTGCGGTTGACGCACAAAAGAAGGGTATCCTTCCTGTGTTTATCATCACGGAGCAAAAATGGTCTTTTGACCATGCAAAACTTATGGGTTTTGAGTGTGAAGAAGTAGTTGATGAAGAAACAGGTGAATTGGATTGGGACGGATTCTTCCTTTTTAATAACAACTTTGAGTATATAGAACAAATTACTGACTATATTAATGAGTTGTTGGACGCTCAAGACAAAGGTGATTTGGAGTATGACTTGTTGTTCTTGTGGGACTCTGTTGGTTCTGTACCTTGTAAGATGACTTATGACGGTAAGGGTGGTAAACAACACAATGCCGCGGTTCTCGCGGACAAGATTGGAATGGGTATTAACCAACGAATCTCAGGTTCACGTAGGTCGGACTCTAAATACGAAAACACTTTGGTTATTGTCAACCAACCGTGGGTGGAACTTCCTGACAATCCATTCGGTCAACCAAAAATTAAAGCAAAAGGTGGTGAGGCGATTTGGTTAAACTCATCTTTGGTCTTTTTGTTTGGAAACCAAAAAGGTGCGGGAACTACAAAGATTACTGCGGTAAAAGACAAGAGAAAAGTAAAGTTCGCAACCCGAACAAAAGTATCGGTTATGAAAAACCACATCAATGGATTAGGATATGAGGACGGTAGAATCCTTGTTACCGCTCATGGATTTTTGGCAGGTAAAGACGCCGCCGAAGAAAAGAAATCTATTGAAGATTACAAATCAGAACATTCTGAATATTGGAAAGACATCATCGGTACGGGTAGTGACTTTAGATTAGAAGAAGAAGAAAGTGTAACCATTTAAGTTTTATGGCGTGACCAAAACTTTATTAGTAGACGGGAATAACCTTTTCAAGATTGGGTATCATGGGGTTCGGGAGTATTACCATAAAGGTAATCATATAGGTGGTATATATCACTTTATGAACACTCTTCGTAGATTCATTGATGACTACAATTACGATAAGGTTATTGTCTTTTGGGACGGGGAGAATAACTCTATACAGAGAAAAAGAATATTTGCGGAGTATAAAGAAAACCGAAGGTATAACCGTCTAAACGATATTCAAAAACAATCGTTTGATTGGCAGATGGGTAGAGTTAAACAATACCTTGAGGAGATGTTTATTCGTCAGGTAGAAGTAAATGATAATGAGTCAGACGATATGATTGCTTATTATTGTAAAATTTCTGTTGATGAAAACAAAACTATATTCTCGGCAGATAAAGACCTCACACAACTCATTTCAGAGTCTGTGCAGGTCTATTCTCCTTCTCAGAAGGAAATGATTAAGTTTGGTGATAAAGTTAAATTAAAGGACATCTCTATCCCCCACCAAAACGTCAGTACATTTAAGATTATATCTGGTGATAAGTCAGATAACGTTGATGGTATCTATTACTTTGGTGAGAAGACTTTCTCAAAACTTTTTCCTGAGATAATTGACTCTGTAGTTTCTGTTGACGATATTTTACAAAAAGGTGAAAAACTACACGAGAATGATAAAGACAACAGAGCACTACAAAACTTGTTATCGGGAAAGACAAAGAGAGGAGTATATGGAGAAGAGTTTTATGTTATTAACAAACAACTCGTGGACCTTTCACAACCTTTGTTAACAGAAGAAGCAAAGGAACTCGTTCAACTCTATTACGAAGAGGATATAGACCCTGAGGGAAGGGGATATCAGAATATTATGAGAATGATGATGGACGATGGAATATTCAAATATTTACCTAAAACAGACAACGCATGGGTGTATTTCTTGACACCTTTTATGAAACTAACAAGAAAAGAAAAACGAAGATTTAAAAAAACAAAAAACTAATTAAAAACAAAAAACCATGAGTAAAGAAAACAACGAAATCACGAAGATGGAGTTTTTGCTAACGTTGAACGACAACATCATTGTACAGAGGTACTTTAATGTAAAAGGGTTTAATGAAAATGTTAAAAATAGCATTGACCTACATGACACGGTCAGTGATATACATGACAAAATTCATGACGACCTAAAAACAAAAACAGTTTGGTATATGCTGGACAACCAATTCCAAATATTGGCGGACCCTATGATACTTGAAACTTCCATGACCGATGACGAGGAGACCTTTAATATTTATGTAAAACATAACGATAATATTATTTTTCATCGCGGATGGGACGGAAAAGTATACCCCCCAAAAGTCAGATATACCGTTGACGTACGCCCACACCTAAAGTCTGTCTTGAAGTCATTAACTGAAGTTTGCTCATCTGACAAATTGACATGCGATTACCAAGAATATAGCTTAGCTTGAGTATATTTATTTTTACAACCTTTTAATAATTTCAATCAACATGTCAAAAGAAAAAAATTTTGGATACCTCGGCAACACATTTCAAATTCAACTACTTAATAACATCGTTCTTTATAAGGACTTTGCCGCATCCATTGTTGATGTAATCGAGCCAAAATATTTTGACAACCAATATTTCAAGTTGATTATGCAAATTACGAAGGAGTACTATCAAAAGTACGAACATACACCTTCGTATAATACACTAGAACAACTTGTAAAATCTGAGGTGTCATCACCTATGGCACAAAAGATGGTGTTGGATATGATTGACCAAGTCAAGGATGCGCCTGCGGAAGGAGAATCGTTTGTTCAAGAAAAGGCTTTGAAATTCTGCAAACAACAGGAACTTCAAAAAGTTATGGGTAAAGCACAAAAAATCATAGATAAAGGTGATTTTGAAAGCTACGACCATCTTGAAGAAATGGTTAGAGAAGCCTTACAAGTTGGTGAGGTTGACACAGGAACCGCAGATGTATTTTCTAATTTAGATGAAGTTCTTGAAGAAGATTTTAGACACCCAATCCCTATGGGAATACCTGGTATAGATAACCTTTTAAAGGGTGGTATTGCTAAAGGTGAATTGGGAGTAATACTTGCACCTACAGGTGTCGGTAAGTCTACATTCCTAACAAAAATTTCAAACCATGCTTTTAATTTGGGATATAACGTTCTTCAAATTTTCTTTGAGGACAACCCAAAAATCATTCAAAGAAAACACTTTACGCTTTGGACTGAAATAGCTCCTGACTTATTATCAATGCACAAAGATAAAGTCATGGCAAAAGTTCAGGACATTAGAGAAAATTCACCAAATAAACTCATCTTAAAAAAGTTACCATCTGACACAATGACAATGAATCAGATTAAAAACCAGATTCGTAAAATGATGGCTGAAGGTAACAAAGTTGATATGGTTGTTTTGGACTATATTGACTGTATTGTACCTGACAAAAATTTGGGTGATGAGTGGAAGAGCGAGGGTTCTGTAATGAGAGGGTTTGAGGCAATGTGTCACGAACTTAATTTGGTTGGATGGACCGCAACTCAGGGTAATAGAAGTTCTATTTCTTCTGAGGTCGTTACTACTGACCAGATGGGAGGTTCAATCAAAAAGGCTCAGGTCGGACACGTAATTATATCGGTCGCCAAGTCATTACAACAGAAGGAGATGAACCTCGCTACCATTGCGATTACAAAGTCTCGTATTGGAAAGGATGGGGTGGTATTTGAGAACTGTAAGTTTGATAATGAGATGTTGGTTATTGACACCGAACAAAGTGTTACGTTCTTGGGACTTGAAGAGCAAAAAGAAGAAAGAAACAGAGAAAGGATTAAAGAACTTCTTGACAAAAGGAAACAAAAGGAAAATAAATAATAAAATTTTAAATTATAAATGTGATGGAGAACTTAATAGAAAAGTTAGACAAAGATATTCGTTATGTCATTAAAAGAAGTGGTAATAAAGTAGAGTTTCAACAAGATAAGATTGAAAACGCAGTTTTAAAGGCGATGAGAAGCATTGACAAAGTTGATGAAGAAATGGCTGAAAAGATTGCGAGAATTACCACAAAGGCGCTTTTTAGGAATAACAAAGACAGAGTACCTCATGTGGATGAGGTGCACGATATGGTAGAAAACAAATTGATGGATAACGCACTTAACGATGTTGCTAAAGAATACATCGTTTACCGAGCTAAAAATATGCCAAACATATTCTCTAAAAGAGTAAACTTAAAACCATATGAATACCCAAATCTTAATGATTATGTTGATGCCATTAGACATTCATATTGGGTTCATACGGAATTTAATTTTACTTCAGATATACAAGATTTTAAAGTTCATTTAAATGAACAAGAAAAGACAGCAGTTGAAAGGGCAATGCTTGCAATTTCACAAATAGAAGTTGCGGTAAAAACATTTTGGGGAGACATCTATAAAAGAATGCCAAAACCTGAAATCGGTAATGTTGGGGCAACATTTGCGGAGTCTGAAGTAAGACACGCAGACGCATACTCACACTTAATACAATTGTTAGGATTAAACAATGAATTTGAAAACTTATTACAAGTTCCAGCAATTCGTAGAAGAATTAAATACTTGGAAAAATCTATCGTAGGTTCCAAAGTAGTAGAAAATAAAGAATACTTTGAATCAATTATTTTATTCTCAATGTTCGTAGAAAACGTTTCTTTGTTCTCTCAATTTTTAGTTATTATGTCATTTAACAAACATAAAAACCTTTTAAAGGGTATTAGTAATGCAGTTGAAGCAACATCTAAAGAAGAAAACATACACGCTGAATTTGGATTTGACTTGGTCAACCTAATCAAACAAGAAAACCCACAGTGGTGGACAGAAGATTTAATTGAAGATTTAATAGACGCAACTTTAGAGGCTTATGACGCCGAAGAAGAAATTGTAGATTGGATTTTTGAAAAAGGAGATTTAGATTTCCTTAGTAAAAATCAAGTGATGGAGTTTATAAAACACAGATTTAACGTATCTTTAAATTCAATTGGTATTGACAGTATCTTTAAAGTTAATAAAACTGTGTTAGAAACAACGGAGTGGTTTGACGATGAAATTCTAACAACAAAACACACAGATTTCTTCAATAAAAGAAGTATTAACTATAGTAAGAAGTCTAAATCAATTACATCAAACGATTTATTTTAATAATAACAAACATATACAATGGAAAATAGAAAACCTTTTGATTGGATAAATGAAGAATCAATTACCTTTCTTCGTAGAGGGTATTTAAGTGAGGGAGAGGAACCCTTAGAAAGAATAAAAACAATAGCTAACCATGCCGAAAAAATTTTAGGCATTGACGGATTTGCTGACAAATTTTTTGATTATATGGGAAAAGGATGGTATTCACTTTCCTCACCTGTATGGGCAAATTTTGGTAAAAAAAGAGGATTACCTGTAAGTTGTTTTGGTTCTAATATTGGTGATAACATTGAATCTATTCTATATACACAGGCAGAGGTAGGTGAAATGAGTAAAATGGGTGGAGGTACATCAGGTTACTTTGGCAACATCAGAGAAAGAGGTGCTGAAATAACTGACAATGGACATGCACCCGGCGCGGTCCACTTCATGAATCTATTCCAAAGCGTTGTTGACAATATTTCACAAGGTTCAACACGAAGAGGTAGATTTTCACCATACTTACCAGTGGAACATCCTGACATAATGGAGTTCCTTGAAATTGGTACCGAAGGGTTTACAATCCAAGATTTAACACATGCAGTTACAGTTACTGATGATTTCATGTATGATATGATTGAAGGTGACGAAGAAAAAAGAGCAATTTGGGCTAAAGTAATTCAAAGAAGGGGAGAAATCGGATATCCATATATTATGTTCACAGACACTATGAATAATAAATCACCTGAGGTTTATCAAGATAAAGGTGCTAAAATTTATAATTCTAATTTGTGTTCTGAAATTGCTTTACACAACTCAGAAGAAGAATCTTTCGTTTGTGTTCTTTCATCTATGAATCTTCTTCATTATGATGAGTGGAAAGAAACTGATGCGGTTGAAATTATGACATATTTCTTAGATGCAGTTGTAACTGAGTTTTTAACTAAAATTGAAAACATTAGGGATAATGGGACTATTGAAGGAAAACGTGCGTTTTTCTATTTAGAAAAGGCTTACAATTTTGCTAAAAGACAACGAGCATTAGGACTAGGTGTTTTAGGTTGGCACTCACTACTACAATCAAAAGGGCTGGCGTTTGATACAAGAGACAGCGCGAAACTTAACGTTGAAGTATTTAAATTAATTAAGGAAAAGTCATATAAAGCTTCCGAAGAGCTATCAAAAATATTTGGCGAACCAGAATACCTTAAAGGTTATGGTAGAAGAAACGTTACATTAAATGCGATTGCACCAACAACATCATCTGCATTTATCTTAGGGCAGGTATCCCAATCTATTGAACCGATATGGTCAAACTGTTACGTTAAAGATGTTGCTAAAATGAAAGTGACTATTAAAAATCCTGTATTAGAAAATTTATTAATTGATTTAGATAAAGACACTAAAGAAGTTTGGGATAGTATTAAAAAGAAAGATGGTTCAGTACAACATTTGGATTTCTTAACCGATGAACAAAAAGATGTATTTAGAACTTTTGCGGAAATTAATCAATCATCAATAATAAATCAGGCGGCTATTAGACAAGATTTTATAGACCAATCACAGTCATTAAATCTTATGATTTCTCCTGATATGCCGACAAAAGATGTAAACAAACTTTTAATAGACGCATGGAAATTGGGGGTTAAAACACTCTACTACCAACACTCTATGAATTCAGCACAAGCATTTGCAAGAAAAAAGTTAAATTTAAATGATTTACACTGTGTTGCATGTGAAGGATAAAAATTAAACCCGTCAATTCAGACGGGTTTTTTTATAAAATTAATATCATGAATATTTATTAATATGGTATTAAATAAAACATATGGAATTAAATTTCCATTTAAAGAAAGTCAAGAAGGAACTTACGTCTCTTTAACTAAAACAGTTCAAGAAGAAGTAAGGGCGGATTTATTACATCTAATATTAACAAGAAAAGGTAGTAGATATTACCTACCTGATTTTGGTACACGAATATACGAGTTTATTTTTGAACCAATGGATGGGACAACTTTTGAGGCGATAAAAGATGACATAAGAGAATCCGTAAAAAAATATATACCAAATTTAGAAATAGAACAAATAAGTATAGAACCATATACTGAAGATGAAAGTAGCGACATAACAAAATTAACTTTTGAAGAAGAACCTTCAGAGTATCAGATGTTTGATATTTATAGAACTGCAGGACAAGGAGTTGATGAATATACCGCAAAAATTAGGATTGAATATTCAGTAACTGACAGTACTTTTAATACGAGAGATTTTATAATTATTAATATATAATGGCTAATAGAAAAATATCATATACCGAAAGAGATTTCGAAGGATTAAGACAAGACCTAATAAATTATACTCAACAGTATTACCCTGAGTTAATTAATAATTTTAATGATGCTTCCGTTTTTTCTGTATTAATGGATTTAAACGCGGCAATAGGAGATAACTTACATTACCATATAGATAGGAGTATACAAGAAACGGTACTACAATATGCACAACAAAAATCATCATTATTTAATATCGCGAGAACATACGGACTAAAAATACCAGGAAATCGACCTTCAGTCGGATTAGTTGACGTATCAATAACAGTACCTGCATTTGGAGACCAAGAAGATACTAGATACTTAGGAGTACTAAGGGCGGGCTCCCAATTCATAGGTGCCGGACAAATATTTGAAAATCCTAATGATATAGACTTTAGTACACAATATAATTCAGAAGGATACCCAAATAGAACTAAAATACCGAATTTTGATAATAATAATAAAATTATTAACTATACTATTACTAAAAGAGAGGTTGTTGTTAATGGGGCAACAAAAATATTTAAAAAAGTTATTAACCCACAAGACGTTACACCATTCTATGAGTTTTTCTTACCTGAAAAAAATGTATTAAGTATTACTTCTATAATACAAAAAGACGGGACCTCCTTCTCAAGTCCACCAACATACGAAGAGTTTATCACCGCACCAAATAAATGGTACGAAGTCGATGCATTGGCCGAAAGTAAGGTTTTTATTGAAGACCCAACAAAGGCTTCAGACTCTCCAGGTATAAAAGTTGGTAATTATTTTGATACTGAAAATAGATTTATGTCTGAATTTACACCCGAAGGTTATTGTAGAATTGTTTTTGGTGGTGGGACTTCAACACCCGATGAACAACTGGCACAATTCTCAAGAACAGGAGTACCGTTAAACCTACAAAACTATCAAAACAATATAGGATTAGGTCTTACAGTTAAACCAAACACTACGTTATTTGTTAAATATAAAATAGGTGGTGGTAGTGCATCTAATTTAGGTGTTAATACAATAACACAAATAGGTAATACATATTTTACTGTGAACGGACCATCTGACGGTATAAATCAAAATGTTAAACAAAGTTTAAGAAGTACTAATGTAACTGCAACTATTGGTGGGGCAGACTTTCCTACACTTGAAGAGGTAAGAAATATGGTGACTTTTAATTTTTCTGCACAAAAAAGAGCCGTAACAGTAAATGACTATAACACTCTAATAAAAACAATGCCTAGTAAATTTGGTTCACCCGCCAAAGCATCAATAACAGAAGAAGATAACAAA